GGTCTGGAACAAGATCGAGTCTTATGTGGGAAACAATTAATATTATTAAACAGATGGGAGAATGGAAACCAAAATATGTGATTTGGGAAAATGTTAAAAATGTCAGAAGTAAATATATGGTACATAATCACGACAGATATATGGAAGAATTAAGTAAACTTGGATATACAAGTACATATGAACTATTAGACGCAAGAGAGTTTGGCATCCCACAAGCAAGAGAACGCTATTTCACTGTAAGCTGTTTAAAAGGAAAGGAATTTGATTTTTCTGATCTGATTAGAACGCCAATGAGAAACATTCATGAGTTTTTGGAACAGAAAGTTGATCCAGTATATGAGGTAACACAACCGAGCATTCTGGAATGTATTGGAGCATCCGGAATTAGAAGAGCAACCGTAATTGACCAATATGCTTATACAATAACGACTCGCCAGGATCGGACACCTGCACAGGTAATTGACTTACATAATGGAAAATACAGATATCTTACAGAAAGAGAATGCTGGCGACTTATGGGATATACGGATCAGGATTATGAAGCAGCTGCATCTGTACAACAGAAACGAGGAAGATATAAAATGGCATTATATAAACAGGCTGGCAATAGTATTTGTGTTCCGATTTTTGAAAGCCTGTTTAGAAAAATTCTGTTAGGCGAAACGGCATAAGAATATCTGTACAGTTGTCTGATAATTATGTTATAATACTGATAAGTATATTCAAATGGAAAGAGAGGCATTATAATATGCAGAGAAAATGGTGGTGTGATGCAATGAGAACGTGCAACCAGGAATATGCACTTTGTGATGAGGTAGAAGATCTGAAAGACATTAAGAAAGAAAAAGTAATTGCTTTAAAAGGCTGTGATCAGCCGTTACAGATAAATAAATTAACTTGGCTTACTGGGGTAGACGCAGCAAAACAAAGAGGAGAACGTATTTGGCAGAATGATGCTGGATTCTGGTCGGCCACTCCGTTCGGGAAATTTGTAGACTGAAAAAAATAATAGTTTCAAAAACTGAATTGGAATTGTCGTAAGGCAGTTCCTTTTCTGGTATAATAGAGAATATAATATTGAGGTGATTATATGAAATATCCAAAAGAAATATATTTGGACGGTTATACATATGTACAAATGTACGAACATGAAAAAGGTGGAATGTATTGTCATTCAAAAGAAAATCCAGATCTAGTTACGAATACTTGTATAAGTCTATATCCAGATGGAAAACTTACATTTTTATGGAATGGAATTGAACAGAATTATGGAAAATATGACATTATAAATAACAGAAAATTTGAAGAATAATAAAATGAAACCAAGTTTTCAGGAGGTATTTAATGGATAAATGTAAATGGTGCAATACAGAACTATACAAAGAAGAATATTATGGAGACGCAGCCTTTGATATGGAACAACCAATAGAAGAAGACGATTATACACGTTTGTCCATGTTGTGGAATTCTAAAACAAATAAATTTGGGTTATACGCAGGTGGAGAAAGTGAAGCAGTTGCAAATATTAGCTACTGCCCTAAGTGCGGAAGAAAGTTATGAAAGATCGAGGTGATGTTATGGAATATGTAATCGCATATAATGATAAATCTGGAAATGGATTCACCAAAACAGAGCCATGGATTTTAGATGATTTTGATAACCGAAAGGAATGTATAAAGAAAGCGAATGAGTTGATCAGATCTGGTTATAAGAATGTAACTGTTTTTAACTATGATGAATCGGTTCCAGAGTGTATTGATTGGGATTATGTAAAACAGCATCAAAATTAATATTTGAAATGGAGGAATAATGTTATGCATGTGAATGTCTTTGATACAGAAACAGACGAAGAGCTGATATTGCTATATAATCAGTTTCTTGAAGCAGAAAAAAATGGTGCATTCCCTGATAACACTGAGTTAGCAAAAATTAAGAGGGAATATGAAAAAGATTTTGGAGCAAAGACAACATTAATGCTGCAAATTGAGTTAACTCATGTAATAGCAGATAGATGGTTTAAAGAACACAATAAACGTGAAATGAAAGAGTTATATATTGTTGAAGATGTTCCAAAATATCTTGAGGATAATTCATCTTATAAATATGTTGTAAAAGCAAACAATTATGACGAAGCAATAGAAATGGTAAAGAATAAAACTGGTCATAATATTGAGTGGGATGCATCACTCGCGGATAATGATGATGTTTGGCAATAAAATTTAACTTTCAAATGGTGATAATATGGAAAAATTGAAATTGTACAAAGTGACAAAGGCAAGTTCAGATGGTACATTTAATATTGGCGATATAATTTGGCTTTCTAATAATGAAGATTTAAATAGTTGCAAAGGCTGCGGATGGCTTCCGAAAAGTGAGTGGGATAATCCTGGAAGTAACGATTTTGAAGTTGAAGAATGTACCGATTATTATTTAGACGTGACCGATCGGAGTGAAAAAGTAAGGAGAAAAGTTTAGATGATATATCTGATTGCATACAAGGAAAAAGATGGAAACGATTTTATGGGTCAGCCTTATATTCTAGGAGATTTTAATAATTTTGATGAATGTAAAGAGAATGCGCAGCAGCTTATCGGAGATGGGTATTGCTATGTTACGGTATTCGAATGTGAAGAGAATGCGCCAGAAGAAATCTCGTGGGATTATGTAAAAAGAAACAAAATGGAATTTTGAATATGAAGTATGAAATGACGATTTCATGATTATGGAAAGCAGGTGATATAAATGATTAAAGTAACTGGTAACGTAATGAAGTCGGAAATCGCAAACGCAATTCAACATTATAATAAAGCACCAATTTATGCATATTGCGAGTACTTACCTCCATTTACAGAGTGTTATTATGTAGATAGAAATGAATGTACAGTACAAGAGTTTTGTGGTTTTGTTCTACATGATTTGATTGAGAAGACAAAAGATGGCGCAATTCCAATGATAGTGATTTATACTAATGAATCAGACTTGGAGAATATTGGAGTTCTTGAGGATTATGCAATATCAAACTATGAGCATGGCGGATATGTAGGAACTGTTGTATTAATGACAAAGTAAATGAAAAATTGCTTTCAATGTTGGAATGGAGATGGTTATATGAAAAGAATTAAAATGAAAGATAATACAACAAAATTTGTGTGGGATGGAGATAACTGCGTAGATAAGTACACAGAGCTTATAGAACAGTATTATTACGACTCAGAAGAAGAAAGAATGGAACATAAAAAAGAAATGGAATCAAATGGATGGAATGATTCTGGTCAGGTTATGGAAATGGTAAGTGGTTCTTTAATGCCATGGGCGAAAAATCCTCCTGTACATGTCTGGTTCGGAAGTTATTATAAAACAATTAGAGAGTAGATGAAAGACTTCACTAAGGAGGTGTAGATTATGAGAGAATCAGAAGTGAAAAATATTATATCTGTGGATATTTTAGATAAAATGAATGACCAAGGAGGAGCTTCTGTATTAAGAGAAATTTTATTTAATCCAGAAAATAAAATTGATTGGGAAAATATTGGAAGTAACTCTATTCAAAAGCATATGCCGGAATTGAAAATGTTTGACTAATCTTTGCAATTATGAAGAAGTAATGAAAGATTGTTTTCAGAAGGCGGGTGAAATGTTGTGACTGAAGCAGATATTAACAAATATGTTGTCGAAGAAATGGGATATGCAGAAGAGCAAGAAGATAAAATTTCCATTAGGCTTGATTTGTCAAATGGAGAATCTGTAGAAATCTGGTTTGACGAATATAATGATTGTTATACCTGGAGCAATGCCTCCTATGGATACGAAGATACTTATGCAGTAGTACAAGATATTTGCGAATGGCTGGAAGATAATTCATTAGAAGTAATAAATATAGAAACAGTATAATAATTAATATAGACAACAAAAGAAAGAAACAAAAAAGGTGATAATATGAAAACAAAGTCTATAAATCGAGAATTGTGCGATTATGATGAAGCGTACACAAGAGAAGAGGCGAGTGATATAGGTTGGTGTGGAAAATGCAGAATAAAGGAATGTCCATATAATAAAGATCTAAATAAGAAAAGAAAAATGGGATGGAATGTGTAGCAGTTAAAACAAATACTTCGAAAGAAAAATAACATGGCCTGTTAATGAAAGGTTATTTTAAACAGAGATTTTAAATGAGAATTAACGATGCTAGAAATTTAAGAATAGGTGAAAAAGTTATGACTCCTGGTGGATTTCCAATTACTGCTTGGTCATTAAACGAATTTATATCTCCATTAGGCAAAAACACTATTATTTATGTAAAAGGTAAAACTGAAAATGGGGATATAATGAAATTTAGTCATAAAGAATTAAAATTAATGTAAGATGAAACAGACATTTCAAAAGGAGAGAACAATGGAAAACTATATAAATGCTCCTATTCAGTTAGAGTGGACAGATAAAGATGTATTAGAAGATTTCGATAAATATCATGATAAAAAAGTAGTTTCCAGAAGATTTTGTATTCCCGTGTCTCAAGTAACAGAAATATTAACACGAAACGGCGTGAAAGAAAAATGATTCCAAAATATTTGGACTATACAGTAACACCTGCAGATTTGAGAAATATGTCAGAAGAGAATGTAATAGAATTAATGATTTTCACGGATCGAGATCGGAAAGATAATGAGGATGCAGAAAGACTGTATTGGTGGTGTGTACAAGAAATCAATTTTCGAATGGATTTGAGTGGATCTGAATATAAGCAGTAAAAAAGCGATGGCTGGTTTAGTCATCGCTTTTTTTATGATATGCTGCAGCTCTATAACGGAAATTCGCATCCTGGATTTCTTGCGAGATATGTTCCATTCGATCGATATATTCTGTAACATGTGATGGAATTTTTGTATCCCATTCGTTTTTATCGGAAGTAAGTAGATCGTTCGGGGTGCATTCTAATGCTTCACAAATTTTTTCAAGAGTTTCAAAGCGAATGCTTGCCATATTACCAGAACAAATTTTTGACACTGATGGCAAAGAGAGATCAGTAGCTTCTGCAAATGCAGCTTGATTTTTATATTTACTCAATATCAAATGTTGAATATCTAATTTAATCATATTGCACCTCCGTGTCAATGATTATAACATAATTAAATAAGAAAATCCATAAAGATATATTTATACAAATAAAGATAAATTGTAATATAATAGCGAAATAATAAAGATATGTTTATAATAAGTATTGACATATTAAAGATATGTTGATATAATGAGTTCAACGTAAGAAAAAAACAAGAGAAAGGAGGAATCTGGTATGGATGTGAAATATAGTAAAGTAAAAAGAGGAGAAATCTATTGGGTAGATTTTGGAGATACTTTAGGCTCTGAGGTAAGTGGAATACATCCTGGTCTTATTGTACAAAACGATGATGGAAATAATTATTCTCCTACAACAATCGTAGTAGCTTTGACATCGCAGAAAAAACCTAATCTTCCAACTCATGTTATATTAGAAAAAGATACGTTGAACGGACTTAAGAAAAACTCTTTGATCACATGCGAACAGATGAGAACAATTGACAAAGGAAGATTATTAAATAAAATGGGAATGATCAGTCGAGCCAAACAAAAAGAAGTTGATACGGCAATGGCTATCAGTATAAAAAACTTACTTATGGAAGGGGACTGAAATAATGAAAACAACATATGAATATTGCTCCATCGATCAGGCTATAGAAAAACTACAGAATTTGAAAAAGAAAAATAAAAAATATAAAATTCTGATTTGCACAATTGATTATGATCAAAAAGAAGAAATGAAGAAACTTACAACACCAGAAGAAGGGTGTGAATTGGTTAGAAAAGCTAAATCAGTTTTTATGAATGAGGGTGAAGTATTTGAACATGTGCAGCTTTTTTCTATTGTTCAGGATTTAGAAAATATGAGAAGAGAGGGTGTGACACATGACATTATTCTACCACATTTAAAAGAGTAAAATGGAAATACTTACCTCTGGAATATACATGTCAAGAGGTATAAAATGGAAATATAAGGAAATACAAAATCATAACGGCACAAACAAATGTTCGAAAATATATTGACAAGAACAATAGTTCGATGTATTATGATTTTGTCGAACAAAATAAAAGAAGGGAACCATACCTGCGTTGGAGCGCATACGGTATGAATCCCTTCCTATACATAACAAGCAAAACAAGCAATATTCATATGTGTTTAAGGTGTTGGAGCAGCTTAAACGAATAATGGCAATGTCCTGCTTAAGTATCATTATACATATTAATTTGCAATTCTGCAAGTCTATCTTGAGCAGTTCGCTATTATTTCACAATTTTACGAAAAAAGAATAGGAGAATAACAAATACGAAAAGGTACTTATTATTTCAAATGAAAGTAAGAACCTGTATTAAAGTTACTTATTTTTAAAAACTAAATAAAAAAGGAGTGATTGGAAATGCAGTACACTATCACAAATGGAAAATGTTGGGTCATTGAAAATCCAATGCGTCCAGGCGAGTATATGGCCTCAACTATGTCGTCTAGAGCAAAACACTTCACATTCAAACAGGCCAAGAGCTTATTAAACTCACGGAATAAAAAGATGAGTTGGATTCGTCATGGATACTCAATGGTTGGAGAAGATGGTAAAGCA